GAAATGAGAAATCCAGTATGACTTATAGTAATTAGATCCTCAACTGGCAGTTGTTTTAACGCAAATTCAAAGGCATGATCACGAGACTCAAATTGTGTAGATGACCCGTCTAGTGGGGCAAGATAACTTTGGTTAGGATCTTGACCCCACCCGCGATGATGTATGCCTAACTTGCATGTAGCACCAGTTTTGATCATAAAGTCATCGTGATCTACACCCATACTACGCAGATCATCTTGAAACAGATCTGTGAAAAATCCAGTAGTAGATTCACCTACTCCAATAATACCAATTTGGCTACTTTCTAAAACTGTATATGTATGTTCCGGGGAGGTGGCTAACCCTATAATGGCAGTAAGCCATCCAGCAGTTCCGCCACCAACTATAACTATGCGCATTAGTTGGCCACTTTTATTAGTTTACCCAACTCTGGCAAATACAAGTATTCGATTCTGCTTTGTTGTAAAGTAGTAATAGCATCATCAAGCGTTTCAACTAATGGATCTCCGCCGAGATTAAAACTAGTATTAAACAAAATTGGTACTCCGGTCTTGCTATGGAATGCTTTAATCAACTCATAGTAATGTTTATTCTGTTCTTCTGTAACAGTTTGTATACGGCATGTTCCGTCAATGTGAATAATTGCCGGAATCTTTGCTTCTACACCTGGCTGACAGTTTACAGCATACATCATATGCGGGCTATCATCCATGCCTCGTAGATCAAACCACTCGTGTACGTGCTCTTGAAGAATTGTTCCAGCAAACGGACGGAAATATTCACGATGTTTAACTTCATTAACAAAGTCTTTACCGTCTTCATATGTAGGATTAAACAAGATTGATCTATTTCCTAGCGCACGTGGACCATTTTCACTGCGTCCTTGATATATAGTAACAATGTGTTTATTCATTAATAGCTCAACAATATCGTCGTTTGACGCATCTGTTATTTCAACATCGTATTTGGCAGCAATACTAGTAAGATCATCTACAGAATAATCATATTTAAATCCAAGATACAACCCGTCTTTAGAATAGTCAACAGCAACGTGATCTTCCATGCCTTTGTAAAACAACAAGGCAGCGCCGATAGCAGTGCCAGCATCATTACTAATAGGTTCAATGTACAGTTCAATGCCTTCGTCACGCAGTTGCTCTAAGTAATAATAATTTGCCACGCAGTTTAATCCGTAGCCACCACTAATCACTACTTTTTTCTGTCCAGTCATTGCTACTGATTTACGAATTAACCGTAATACTTGTTCTTGAGTTTGTACTTGACACGCATAGGCAAGGTCTCTGCGATTATCTAAATAGGTCATATCCTTTTGATAGATATCGCTACTGTTAAGATAGTCAAATAACATTCCGTTAATAACAGCGCCATTAGGGTATGTAGGAATAACAATATTTCTGTTAGCCAACGGAGCCACAGTAGATGTATCAAACAGCGGCGGAATAGCATCATTGGCTTTTCCGTAAGGAAATAATCCCATAGTTTTGCCAGCTTCAATACCGCTCCAGCCGCAGTACTGCGTAACTGCTTCGTACACTTTAGTAATGCCAGCACGGTCAGTGATTAATGCTTCATGACTACAAAATGGTTCATCGTACATGCTACTGTCAAACTCTTTGATCAAAGCGCCGGCGTTGGGTCCTCTAACGCCAAGGTGTTTATACATGGTTTTAAATGTAGCAGGGTATGAACAGTTGTAAATACTTTCAGTTTCCCATCCGGTTACGTTCTCGTTGTTAATAGACAACGGAATAAACGTACCAGCACCGTCAACAATTAGCGCAACTGCTTCTTCGAATCCAGATCGATAAAACGCACAAGCGGCATGTAACTTATGGTGGATATGACTGAAGTCAACAACTTGAGGATGGTCAGTTGGATTTTCGTTTCGACGGATTAGTCCAAGTTTTCTTGCTAGGCCAGTGTATACGTCATCTCCAGAAAAGTCAATCCTTCCTGCGGTCTCACGCAAATTTTGAGTATGTGCAATAACCAAATAATCTAAACGATCGGTATAGTCTAATATTTTTAGCATAGCGGCAAATGGACCGCCATCGTATTTGTGTCTGCTTAATCTTTCTTCTTCTATGCTGAATACTATCTCACCATTCTTTAGTAAACATACACTGCTATTATGTCCACGTGCCAATGCAGCAATCCATACGTCTTTTTTAATTTCATTCATATATATCCTTAAAAGCCTTCCATTGGAAACGGCCAATTTAATTTACTCGCTGATACTGGAAAATTAGTGCGTTTTGCTAGCATGAGTTCGAACGATTGTTTATTAAAATTAAACTTAGCGTGAACATGCTGTATTGCTTCGGCTAGCTCTTCACAATTTGCGATAGTTTCAGCTGACAATTGTAATCGATCGGTTAATTCTTGTTTAACCCATATTAAGTGTTGAGACACACTTGGATGCGTATCTAAAAATCTTTTATTTTTAAGCACTGTGTCAACAAAATCGTAAGTTAATTCCGGAGTTTGTTTGGCTACCAGTTCCATAGGCGCTAACCAATGCTCAGCATGATCCTGCCAAATTGGTTTATCGTATACTTCAAGTTCTGGAATCTTAGTCCACGCTACTTTGTCAATGCCTAATTCGTAAGGCCTTACTAAGTCAGTGTGTTCACCAATACCCGAATTGGTCCTTAAGTCAGTGCCCATGTTTCTAATATCGCCAATACTGGTCATATACCATTTACATCCTGTGGATTTTAATAATCCCTGTGTAAGTGTTATGTGATTCAAAGTGTGCATAAAATACGCTGGCTCAAAGAAAAATGTTTCAATCCATTTTTTACCGTATAGTTTTTCATTAATGTAATTAAACACACTGCCGCTAGTTTTCCAGTGACTAATTCGTTCTGGCAAACTGTGCATATGGAAGAAGTCATGACGTAAATGACTGCTCCACTGTACTATAACAGTATCTTCTTCAGTAAACTTATATCGAATATTTGCCTCAGCAACTCGTTCTGCTATTGCTCGATTTCCAATTCCCGATAGACCCCAGTTCTTACTAGAGTCAAAATGTACACTGATTAAATCGGCCCATGTAGGCCACGAGTAACTGGTATAACTACATCCAAAAGTAAAAAGTCTTTTCATAAATTATGTTGCCGAACAAGATGTTGGTGCGTTAGCAGTAGTAATCATCAGAGGTTCAGTTGTCTGGCTAGCTCTTTTAAATTTAGCAACACCTTTGTTTACAGATGAAATAATGGCATCTTCAATTTTATCATTCATTGCCATAATCCCGTCATTGCCTCGATCTGCTACCTCGTCCATGGTAATTCTAATAGGGCTATATTTGCGAACAGTACCGCCCATGTCTAATACATCAAACTTTTCAACATTAGGATACGATACATTAATGCTAAATGTTGATCCTACAATTACAGTAGCCGGAATATCCAAAGAATATGCCATGTGTTGCCCCACTGAATCACATCCTAAGAAATAATCTGCCCCGGCAATAATACCGGCCCACTGTCGTAAGCTAACATTTTGTGGATGGGCTACTAGATCTTTACACCCGTGTTGTTGGAAATCAATCCCAACTTCGCTCATTAGAATAACACCAAAGTTCTTTTGAAGTTTTCTAATGATATTAATAGTATGAACGCCTTCAAAGCTACGGCCGGACGGATCAAAGATTGAGTTATTTTCAGCTCTAACACCACGGCCGAACGGTTGAACTACTACAATCTTATCTTTTTTAGTTTTTTCTTTGACTTCTTTAATAACGTTGTAGCCGCCAAACAGCTCTTCGTTTGACAATCTAATAGTAGGTTTAGGTAAATCTCTAACACCTTTATCGTTAATAAGAATATCAAATGCCTGTGCCAACGAGCACTTTTGATTAAAATATTCCCAAACTCTATAAGGCTCTGGGGTTACCAAATCCATGTTAATTAGTTTGTCTTCAAACAAGTTTTTGTGCCAGTGGTCATATGCCCTAGCATGTAATAGTGGATGACCTTTATAAAAATCAGTGCCACCCTCACATACAATGATAAAATCATTGCCATTTTCTTCAGCGTATTTTTCCAATGCAGGGATTGAACAGACCACTCTGCCAGCACCACCGTTGATAAAAAATGCTTTATGTCTTTGAGTCATAAATTGTCCTATAATTATAATACACTATAATTTAGCATATTTTATACAGGGAAGCAAGAGTTTTGAGTCTCTTAGTACGCACCTTCAACACTAAAGTTGGCGCTGACTGTGATCCTGCGTGACTTACTTTTATTAGGTAAAACATAATGCGACGCCCAACTTGGAAAAATTACCAATGTGCCTTCTTGTATAGTTGGTATAAACTTTCCTTGACTAAATGAATTAAAAATTCTGTTTATACCAGTAGCTTGTACTATTGAAAAATTTGGATTTTCAAAAATTAGTTGTCCACCGCAGTTATCCTCTTGGGGTAGCTCTAACATATACGCACACGAAAACGATCTGTTAGGAAACGCATGATCGTGTATCTCTTGGTATTCGCCCTGGTCGTATAAATTCATCCATACTTCGTTACTATGGACTTTATATTCACATAACGGTTCTAAGCTATCAAGATACTCCTGAATATTTGGCTGTATTGCTTGATAAAACACATCCCATGGTATAAGTGCATTGGAGTCTTGTTGACACGTGGACTTACAATTTGAGTATATCCAAGGGTTTCCAAAATTAGTAGCATCGTTTAAAAATGGGGTTAAACTGGTTACTATTTGATCGTGAGCAGTTACTTGTCCAACATAAAAATGCGTAGACCATTCACTTGTTGTGTGATTTTTCATTCTATATTTAAATTTTTGTGATTTAAAATTTGACAGATGTGACTGCCGTCCATAATACGCAACATCTGTAAGGTGCCTACATAAGTACTTTAATGCAACCAATAGTAACAGAAATTAATATTGAACTAAAAGTTCCAATTCGAATATGGGAGTTTTCTCTTGAACATCTTGGCACCGATGTTCAAAATAATATTCATAATTCAATTGTAGATATTGTTAAACAAGGCCATTGTCATAGAGAGCCTGAAAAAACTCGTGCTGATCGAACCACTACTATGAGTCAGTGGTGTATGCACAAAGAATATCCAATCTTTAAAAAAATATCTGATCGAGCTGAATCAGTAATACAAGAATGGTTTATGATGAATGCTCGAATGACCTTACTTACAAATCTTACAGCATGTTGGTATGCTAGTTACGAAATTGGTCAACAAACAATTCCGCACGAGCACAGCCCAGATTTGTTTGCGTTTTCGTACTATGTACAAGTTGACGACAACACTACTCCGTTATTATTCCCTGGGCATCCTGGATACTCTTATCAACCTCGACAGGGGTATGGAGTTATTTTCCCCGGTTGGTTAACACATCAAGTATTACCGCATAACTCAACAACCCTAAGAATTGTTGTTGCTGGTAACATAGAAGGCACTGCCTTACAAGAATGACTATGATTACTCCTATTGTAAATGAAATTTTAGTAGACTTAACAGTGCCAATAAAGCTATGGGAGTTTTCCTTAGATAATCTACCGGCACACCGTCGTAAGATCATCCATCAAGATGTTTTAAATATTGCTCAGGATCAAGGCGATAAGCAAGGTGGTACTTTACGAGTACAGGCACAAATGACTGACTGGTGTATGCATAGAGATCATGCCTCTTTCCGCACAATTGCTGACCGAGCAGAATCTATTGTACAACAGTGGTATTTAGATAACGCTCGAATGACGTTACAAACTAAAATAACTGCCTGCTGGGCAGTAAGTTACGCTAAAGGTCAACATTCAATTACCCATTCACACCAACCAGATCTATTCAGTTTTGTGTATTATGTAGCAGCCGACGAGGCATCGGCTCCGCTAGTATTCCCAGACCCACCGTGCTACTGCTATCAACCCCGCACTGGATACGGTATTATATTCCCTGCTTGGTTAAATCACATGGTTCCAACTCAGGAATCAACCGGTACTAGAGTAGTAGTAGCGGGCAATATTCAAGGCCTTGCCTACCGAGAATAGCATTGCGCTGATAACTCGGCTAAATATGTAAAGGGCATACAATGAATATTGCGAATTTTTTCTTAAAAGGGTTAAACAAGACCCTAAAATTAATAAACGGAACCAACTTTTCCTATGCAGGGCCTTGGGTAACAATCTACCCTAACACAATTATTGATAGTTGGTATGTTGGCGATTTTATGAGTGCAGACTACACCATTGCAGTAGATCTTAATTCAAATTCTAAAGAAATTATCAAATGCTTAGTCGTAGCAAGCCCGCAATCTGCTACTGTAACAGTTTACGGCCGAACAGCAAGTAATGGAAATTTAATAAATCTAACAGCATCCGTAAATAATTCCAAAGTAATTTTAACTGCAAATCCGGTAACGTTGCCAGCCAAGTTAATTTTTAGTGCAAATTATTACCAAACATTAAATCCTATAGAGCCCGCTTAATATGACTGTAACTTATAAACCTTTATCATCCGAAACGGGATTTGCCAGTACAGGCTTTAGTGTAGGGCCAACCGGCGCATTAATAGCCAACGGCATTGATACTACTAATGGATTATCATTTAACGGATTACAAGCATTAAGCACAACAACCCTTGGAAGTACTGTACTTAACAGTAGCTTACAAACCCTAGGAACATTAACTGGACTAACAGTTAACAGTACTGGCACAGTGTCAATCTCTGCTGCCACTATCACAGTAGCAACAACAGGCGCAATTGCAATTACCTCAGGAGCAGTTGGCGCAATTAACAACGTAAATATTGGGGGTACAACTCCCGGTAACGGAACATTCAACACATTAACAGCCAGTACTAATATATACATCGGCAATATTAACGTTAAATCGTACGCCGCGGCTTTAGCAGTAGCACTTTCATAAATATAAGACTGGAGATATAAATGTCAAAGAAAAGAATAGCAAATTACGTGTTTCAACCGGGAGTGTCGGGCACAAGTAATGCCTATCCCAATGCGTATTCTTTATTAGAAAGCAACAAAACTTTTATCAAGAAAGAAGCCAATGCTTATATTGCTCAACAAATTATTTTAGATACCGCAAACAATGTATACCCAAATGCAGTTTCTTTATTAACTTTAAATAGAACATTTATAATTGACGAAATATCAGCATGGACCAGTTATCAAGTTATTAATAGCATTGGTATTTTTAGTGGGTACACTTATACAGCTACTGAAATTGCGAAATGTAAAAGAGACGTTGGTTATTTAATTGACGCACTAATTTATGATGTTCAATACGGTGGTAACGAGCGTGTTAATTTTGTAGCAAGTCAGTATTATCTAAGTGGTGTAGTTCAAGTTATCAATGTGCCAGTTGAAGTTCAAATACAAACTCAACTATGGAATATAATTAGGAATTATATACTTACAAAAGTATTGTACACATCTCAACAAAGCCCAAGTCTTAGTTCACAAAACATATCCGGCGGCGCAGCCGAGGCCGGCGCGGTTACCCAAGTAGCAACCGTATCAACGACAGTTAGTAATGTAATTGCTGGCGGGTTATCAACTATTCCAACTACTATATATTCAGTGTATAATTTTCCTGGATATACATACGACGCAGTCAAATGTGAACGTGATATAACTTATATTCTTGACGGTTATCTTAACGATTTGCGTTATGGCGGCAATGTACAAACTAGACTACTTGCCAGTCGATACTGGGACGGCGAAGTTCCGCAAGTAGATGGTGATAGATCACCTGAAATTGCCACTCACACATTTATTCGCAATTTAATTAATGATTATATTTTTACGCAGGCAGCGTATACTGCCTTACAAGTTTCTTATCCAAGACAAATTTTAGGCGGTATTATTGGGGAATCTGGGTCAACTGACCGTATTGTAACTCTTGCTGGAATAGTAATTTCAGTAATTCAGTCAGGATTATCAGCAGTTCCTGCTATAGCATACGGTGTTACTACAATTAAACTTCAAGGCCAGTATCAACTTGACAAATTATTGTTAATTACTAACGCAACTACTAATCAAATTATTTACAACTTTAGTGACCCGTTACTGGGCGCCACCGCAAGTTTTGAAGCGTCACATAATAGTAACGGCAACGACAGTGATCTCGATTACCCAGCATTCTTACAAATAACCGACAGCATTACAACATTACAGTTAGTTGCCGATACTAGTACGTGTTCGTCAACTGACGATATACAAATATTTGTAGAAGGCGAAGCACAAATAACAAGACCGTACGATTTTGGTACTGATGCTATTGAACGTTTGCGTGTTGCGCAACCTCAGTCTATGCTTGACGCTGACTTTGAGTATGGACTACAACCTACTAAGTGGCAGGCTATTGGAATTGCCCGTGGGTATCCGTCGGTATACGAAATTCCTGGATCTGACACTGCTGTACTCAGTGTAGTAACAGACGCATCTGCCGGCACTGGCGGAGTAGGCCAGTCGCTGATAACGGTGACAACTCAAGGGTCGCACGGCTTTGCAGCAGGTGGGCCAATTACTATTCGATCATTAGCAAACACTATTTCTGGGTTCAGCCGCGCAGAAGGTACGTTTATTATTGTTGCGGTTCCTACTGCAACTACATTTAGTTATTATGCCACAGCTAAAGTGGGAACATTTAACGGACAAGTGTTAGCTACATCGTATAGTCAACTACGTAAAGGCGCATTCTATACCGGAGCAAGTATCGGAACCCCATCGTTCTCTGTAGCAAGTAACGGCGTTGCTAGTTCGTTTGCTACAAAATTTATTACCGCTATAAATACCGACCAAATTGCAATTGCTGGAATATTGCCAGCATTAGGAGCGCCTCTTACTGGAACTGGAATTAATCCAGGAACACAAGTATCAGGAACTGTTGGTCCTGGCGGTATAGCAGTTACAGCTAACTTGGGACTTCCAACTAATATTGGCGATACTGTAATAAACGTAATCGATTCAACCGGCATCTTAGAAGGCATGGCAATTGATAACGGAACCGGTACTGCTGTATTTGTAAGCAGTATTTCAGGCTCGGATATTAGTATAACGCAACCAGTAACTGCCGCTCGTTCAGGAAGTACACAAACTTACACAAATATTTCAGGTACTAATATTACGCCCAGTGGCACCGGAGCAACTTTTAGTGTTGATAGAACTGACGGACTTTATGCTAATTTACAAATCGTCAACGGTGGCAATGGTTATGCGGTCAACAATAAAATTAAAATTCTAGGATCAGCCTTAGGTGGAGCAGATGTTACTAACGATATAATTTTAAAAGTAACATCAGTAGTTAGTATTAATTCATACACAAATGTGCTGTTTAGTACCACTACTGGATCAGGAATTGACGCAAGATTTAATATTGCTATAGACGAAAGTTTTAACTATTCAGTTGTAGTAAATAACTCCGGCTCGTTATTTGTTGCGGGAGATAGTATAACAATTAACGGATCAGCGTTAGGTGGCGCAGACATAGTAAATGATGTAACGTTTAATGTTGCTACGGTAACTGCTACTTACACTGCTGTACCGCTTAGTACAACTGATAGCGCATTAGGTGTCGGCGCAACGTTTAATGTAATACGGACTGGCGCAACATATTCAGTAACAGTTAACAATGGTGGAACTAACTTCCAACCAGGCGATGCCATCACAATTCTTGGAAGTCTGTTAGGCGGCGTTGATTCGGTAAACGATTTAACTTTTTCAGTACTGGCCGAAACTGGACTTGTTATTGATACCATAACTGGTGTTACTGGCACAGCCGCAGGCCCAGGTAGCATTGTTACAATTAACACTATTGTGGGTACCGGTGTTATTATTGTTGGCCGTGCCAGTGCTGCAACTATTTTATCTGGCAATAGTGTTATCGGCGAGCGTTCATATTCTGGATTATCACAAGATTCTACAAATGGTATTGGGGCCGGCGCAACCTTTGACATAGCAACCAGCGCCGGCAGTTACGCAGTAACAATCGTTGCGGCTGGAAACGATTATTTGTTTGGAGATACATTAACCTTTTTAGGTAGTGCGCTAGGCGGTGTTGATATAGTAAACGATTTGACGATCACCGTTACATCGGCGACCAGTGCCGGCGGTAATATTTTAACATTTGACTCAGCTGGTGCTCCTGGCACAAATGACACTACATTTACACCATTAACAGGTACAAATATAACAACTGGCACAGGAGCAACGTTTGACATTACCCGTAGTGGCGGATTGTATACTATAGTTGTTCCTAACTTAGCTGGTAGTACTTATAGTGTTAACGACCGCATTTTAGTTACAGGAACAACTCTTGGAGGCACTAGTCCTACTAACAATTTAACTATTACAGTTACTAGTGCTGGGTTAACTGGAGATGTTATTGAAGTTTCAAATAGTGGTACTGCGGTATCAGGGTCATCTATTGATTTTTATTCTGCGGTGGCGTTGAGTGACGTTACTACTGCTGCAATTCCTGACAACACATCAATTAGTACTGCTGCCATTGCTATTTTACAAATATCATTTACTGCGCCGCATGGACTAGTACCGGGAGCAAGCCTAGTAGTTGATATTACTAGTACTGGCACTAATCATGCGTTGGCTAAAGGGCCATTCTATGTAGAATCAGTACCGTCGCTAACTACTGTTCGGTATACTGCTAGAGCAGTGGGTACTATTGATACTGGCACTACTTTACAAGGGGTTGTTTACGCTCGCCCGGATAGTTATTTTATTCATAGACCATATGACGGCGGCGTTCAATTAGGAACTGGTGGACCACAACACGGTGTACAGGCAATTCGTATGAGTAAGAAATACATTCGTTACCAATCTGGTAAGGGTATTATGTATACTACCGGAGCATTATTTGCGCCAAGTTATAACTTACAATCAATCTCGGCCGACGGCACAGTTGTTGGATCGTTTATTACGGTGAATACTGATGATGTAGATCACGGATGTCAGGTAGGTGGTCGAGTTAGAATTATTGGAGTTGACACTGCGGGGTATAACGGCGAATATACAATTGTTGACGTACTAACTGAACGTATATTTAAAATACAAGCACAAACTACACTGGCAAACGTTTACGGAACAATTACTACCGCAGCCCAAATGTCAATTTTAGGATGGCATGGTGCTACAGTCCGTGCTGGAACATTTGATGATCAGAATGGTATGTACTGGGAGTATGATGGAAAGGAATTAGCAGTGGGTCGTAGATCAAGTACCTTGCAACTATCGGGCGTAGCAAGTATCCCGAGAGATGGAAATACCTTAACTGGAGTTAACACTCGGTTCCGTGATCAAGTTAAAGCAGGTGATAGGATTGTTATTAAAGGTATGACACATGTAGTTTCAAACGTACAAAGTCAAACATCACTATCAGTAACTCCTGACTATCGTGGAGCAGTTAACGCAACTGCCGCTAAAATATGTTTGATTCAAGATTTAATTATTAAACAAAGTGAATTTAACTTAGATCGTTTAGATGGAACAGGACCAAGCGGTTATAATCTAGACATTACTAAAATGCAGATGATTGGTATGCAATGGTCATGGTACGGTGCTGGATTTATTGACTTTATGCTAAGAGGTTCGGACGGTAACTATGTGTTTGCTCACCGCATTCGTAACAGTAACACTAATACAGAAGCATATATGCGTACTGGTAACATGCCAGTTCGTTATGAAGTTATTAACGAAGGCGCAACCGGAAAACTACGTCAATCTATCACTGCTACTCAAACAACAATTCCGTTAATGGACGCATCACAATTTCCAGATGAAGCTGGCATAGTGTACATTGATAACGAACTAATCGCATTTAGCGGGAAGACCAATAATACACTAACTGGATGCACAAGGTCCTCTCCAATGGTAAACTTTGTTGGAGGCGCACAACGTACTTTTAGAGCAGGGTCAGCAACCGTACACGAAGTAAACACTGGAGTAATTTTAATTAGTAATACAATTAGTCCAATTATTAGTCACTGGGGCTCTGCTATGCTAACCGACGGCCGCTTTGACGAAGACCGTGGATATTTGTTTAACTATGCGTCTACTGGTATCCAAGCGTCTACTACAAAACAAACTGCGTTCTTAATTCGCCTAGCACCAAGTGTATCTAACGCAATTATTGGTGATTTAGGTGAACGGGAACTTATTAATCGTGCGCAATTATTGTTAAAATCAATTGCTGTAACATCAGACACTGGTACAGGCGGTTTGGTTATTGAAGGAGTATTGAATCCACAAAACTATCCAATTGATCCGACCGCAATTTCTTGGTCTGGGCTAGCAGGTAGTTCCGCAGGCGGTCAGCCATCTTTTGCTCAAGTAGCTCCAGGTGGATCTGTATCATGGGCCGGCGGCGCAACTGTAACAACTTCAACAGCTACTACTACTGCGGCCCTAACAGGCACAGCAACAGTTCCTAGTAACGCATTGTTTGCTCAAGCAATCGGATCAAGCACACTTTACGTAACTAAAGCAAGTTGGGATACTTTAGGAGCATCAGCTGGTTTCAGTGTTGCGGCCTCTGAGACAAAGTATCCGGCAGGCACCACAGTTTCGTTGGTCACAGCAAACCCAACACCGGTTGCTACTACGTTAGGGTTAATCACTGGCACTGCTACTATTCCGCCAAGCCCTTTCTTTAAAACTGGAAATGCATCAACTACATTATATTTTACTCAAGTTTCGTGGGTTGCGTTGAATGCTGGAGTTGGTACTAGTATTTTTAGTAATGATTATCCTGTAGGTACTACGGTAGCTGGCGTTGCCGGGCCAGCAGTGGCAGCAGGTCAAAGCTATTACACAATTACAACTAGCCTAGGCTCAAATAGAACACATAACCCAGTTACAAGTAATTTACAAACTTATTATCTCCAGGCATTTAATAGTACTACAGTTACAATATATTTTAACGTTGGACAGACTTATGCTCCGTACATTATTGGAGATAGTATTACTGTATCGTCAGCTGTAGCACAAGCTAATGGTACGTGGAATGTTACTGAATGTTCAACAAGTTTTGTAAGATTTGTAGTAGCCACCGCATTTAACTTTAACGCCGGGACTGCTGGTTCTGTTGTGAATAACAACGCATTAGCAACTGTGACATTCTCATTAACTGGCGCGGCAGCGGCTGGTGTCCAGTCATTAAACTTTACACAAGCATCGTGGCTAGCATTGCCAATTGGGTCAGCAGTTGTTACTAATACTGTCAACGATGCTGGTAAATTTACCGCTGGCACACAAATACAAACTATTAGCGCATTGAGAACGTTTGCCGGTGTTAACTACTATACTGTTACGTTTAATGCCGTTTTGTTAGCAACGCAAGCACCATCTGCATCTGTAACATTTACTAATATTAATTATTACACAATTCTATTGAGTAGACCAGCTACTAGTACAATAAGTGCAGCAGCCACAGTGACATTTACTCCTGCGGTTATTGGTACTAACACTTCGTTCCTATATTTTACACAAGCATCGTGGGCCGCGCTAACCTCAACTTACGGCGCAACAACAGGAACTGAAATTGTTGACCCTACTAAGTTTCCGTCGGGCACTAAAATAGCAAGTATTGGTTTACTAAGCTCGTTTGGTGGCACTGCTTATTATCGTGTTAACTTTACACAGTCGTCAATTATTGCGATTGCCCCTGCGAGTACAATTACGTTCCAATTTGGTTTACCGCCTTACGCACAACCAGGTGAAACTGTATTCTCGTTTATTGCGGCCCCAGGAAGTGCGCAAACATTGGAATTGGGTGAGTTAAAAGAATTGACCAACACTACACTAGGTGGTAGAGGAACTTACCCTAACGGTCCAGACGTGTTGGCTATTAACGTTTATCGTGCGTCAGGCGCAGGTAGTATTCCTACTAACATTGTTGTACGTTGGGGTGAAGCGCAGGCTTAAGGAGTAATTATATCAACTAGGTCAAAGACAGTTTGTAATTTATTACGAATTGTCTTACTGTTGAAACTATTACGCAGACCTTGATGTAGTGGCTTTGGTGGATGATCGATAGTTGACCAACTCCACGCAATATGTTCGTCACTTAATATAGGAATGAATTCATTTTCTATTACACACAAGTACGTGTGAAAATTAAACACTTTATCGTTTGATACAAATGTTTCTAAAGGAATTGTTTTTAGAATTTTAGGCGGAGTGCCAATTTCTTCTTTGATTTCACGCTGAAGGCCTTGCCATGGGTTTTCGTCTATTAGATTAGTACCGCCAACTAACCCCCATGTGCCGGCATGTTTACCTTGAGCTTTTTGTAATAACAGAACTCGTCGTGTTGATTTAGCGTAGAACAATGCTCCGCTACAAACAATACGATCTTTTAAAGTTCTATTCTCCATTGGCCAACCCTGTAATCACCTTCAAATGACTTTGCCCACAGCACGTTATTCCACACGTACTGTATGCCAGTATATATATTTGTTTGAAGAAGATGTTGGCCTGTTTCTTGAGCATTAAATATAACATGCCAAGCGGCACCGTCCCACTCTATAATATCATTAGCGGATGCTATAAAATCTGTACCATCATTGTTTTTCCATGCGTCCGGACCATCAACATTAATAGTTTCTCCAATGTCTTCAACCAGCATGTATCTAGTGCCGGCACCAAGCTCTAATGCGCCAGTTGTTGGATCAACTAATCCAGATCCTCTTGGCCCCTTAGTTGTTGGGTCAATAATAGCATCAAACGTCCCTGGGCTACCGGTTCTAACACTTTGATAATTATTAAAAATATTTTCTGTTAACAAATCATCCTTAGGATATGTGTCCGGATCCCAATTTATTTGTAGTATTGCAGGATCAATTGCGCTTATAGCAATAGTGCCAATGACTGTTGAACCGTCAGGCTGATTTAAAAATATTCTACTTGACCCTGCTTTATATAAACCAGGATGCTGACTAAACAATTCGTCCCATATTAAGACAGCACCTTGCCTTAATGGTATGTCTAACGTGGGTTCTCTTGGAACAGCATTTTCGTTTTTACCCATTAATAATGCTTGACTATTGTATACCTGTATATGATAATTACTAATAGTTGCGGTATCTTTAGTAAGACCGCTATTCACAGTAACAGTATCTCCACCTAAATCGGCACCAAGCCCGTCAATGTACCCACCGTAGTCAGTATTACTATTTTGATAAAGTCCAGTAACAATACTAGTAATAACACCAAGATGTTTAACCTTAGCTGGAGGACTAATCCATATTGGAGTATCTAATGTAAGCGTGGCAATGTCTATAGGAGCATCCTGTGTACCAACAGGCACTAATTTACTACTCCATGACATACTAGCAAGTTCTAAAACAGTTAGACTGGTCCAATCAATGTAGTTATCAGTGGTTTGTAATTCTAAACTTGGATTAAACAACACAAGAATCTGTTCAAGTATTTGTAATTTTTGGTCTGCGTTAGCTGACCATATATCACATTTCATTGTTAATTTAAACGGAGTTGGCATCATACGTTCAACGGTATAATTTTTACCCTGCCCTACAGTATATACTTGTTGATCAATGTCACGTTCTCTAAAATGTAATTTACCAACATACGTGCTATCACTTAATCTTGCTCGATCAATATCTAACGCAGAAATATATACGCTAATGCGCGGAGTAGAGTTAACTACGTTTTCTGAATTTTGCCGTATAATATTGGCCACTTGCTTGTCAGCATCACCGTACATTACTGGAATACGTACTAGAGAACCGTCTCCATATTTTACAGAAAAATTACTTAGCACACGAATTGTCTGTGTTAGATATCTACGTATTTGCCCGTCATAAAAATGAAGCATTATAAATCCGCCTTAGGTCGAAGAGCTTTTGACAAACTTTGTCTTACTTCTTCTTTATTATTGTACAGTCCAACTTGCCATACTTCGGCGTATGGTATTGTTTGCTGTGTAGTTGGATCTAATAAATTAGTCAATGGTAGTGTAATTCTAACCTTGGCAACAGTATCTACCAGGTAGCTAGAAATCAATACTTGATCAGGATAGTCTGCTACAGTAAAGCCAATTTCTGTAATAGATTGTTTAATCATTATATAAGGAGCTTCGATATAATTTATAGTAGTATTAATCACATAAGCGCCAGCTGTCAGGATAACTGCGTCAACAGCTATTTGTTGATTGTAAATTGAATCAGTATTATTAATAAAACCAGTTTTCAATGTTTGACGAGTATTATTATTTGTCAATGTCATACGCACAGCGTCTTCAACTTTGATCCAGCGATTTTCTTGATATCTAAATAATCGGTTAGGTAAGAAGTCAGTGCGCAAGAAGAAATCGTCTTGGATTGCGCTTTCTGGAAATTGAATACCGTGGCCAAAATCGTATCCGTTAGCCGGAAATCCGTCACCTACCAAGTATCCAGTGTATCCTGTTCTAACTGGCCTAGCATTACTTTCTTGTGCTGTAATAGTAGCGTTACTAGCATCTAGACCTACACCTAATAAAGGAACAGAGTCAGCAGTATTTAAAATAGGTTTGCCTTGCGCATCAACAGCCAGCGTATAAAATTGTCTAGTTTCATATCCGCTCTTAGGAGTATCAGCTTCTGCTTGCGCAATTACAGTGTCGTTAACTGCTAATTCTTTGTTGTGGGTACTTAACAAATCACGTAGGGTTTGCCCTGTTAAATTGCCACTTGAATCTAACAACGGATCTCCGTTTGCGTCAAGAATAGGTTTGTTAAAGATATCGGCAAATTGCTGGTTGTCTGTAACTTTTCTAAGTTTTAATCGATACAAATGTGGATACCAAGTACTACTAAATCCTTCGCTAGCACGACCTACATCTTCGATAACATAGTAGCGTGGTAGACCTACTTCAAAATCATTCAAGGCAAACTGATCACGCAAGTGCGGCATTTCCATTACATCACCACTAATAGGTTTGCGACCAATATATTTGATAAAATCATTAATGTGTACAGTCATAAACAGGGTGTCGTTGTCTATGAACAATCCAAATTGACTTAAATTAAAGTCAATATTTTGTACATTATACAGTCCACGAATTCTGTAAATTTCTGAATCATACTTACGATCTCTGTTTTCTAAAAACAATAAATCTTGTATGTTAGTTACAGACGTTGTAGCATAATGCGGCTGATCAGCCGTGGCATTAGCTTCGCTAGTATTAGAACCGATATATTTGTGTAGGTAAACATCAGTTGCTCCTACCTGAAACATCTCAGAAATCTGGCGATCTATAAACTTGTAGTCTTGCCCTCGTTCAGGCTTGTATAAGGAAAGTCTTGGCATACTGATATTTATCGTTAGATAAATATGAGTGGAGAACTAATATGTCTGATTCTACATCTTTAATTGAACGAAATAATGTATTTGACTACGTGCGCAATATGCTAGGTGACGGCATGGTTGAAGTAGAGTTAGATCCTAAACATTACGAAACCGCTTTAAATAGTGCTATTACTAGGTTTAGACAACGCAGTAGTAACAGTGTAGAGGAAAGTTATAGCTTTCTAGAACTAATTCAGGATCAAAACGAGTACCGGTTGCCTGACGAAATTATCGAAGTACAAAGTGTATTTCGCAGAGCTATTGGATCACGTAGCGGACTAGGCGCTGGCGGAACATTGTTCGAGCCATTTAACTTGGCTTATACAAACACGTACTTGATGTCTGGATCAATGATGGGTGGATTAGCAACCTACGAGCTGTTTGCCGGTTATCAAAAGCTAGTAGGTAAAATGTTTGGTAGCTATATTGAATTCAAATGGAAGCCAACTAGCCACATGCTAACAATTCTACAACGTCCGTTTGCCCAAGGCGAACAGATTATGCTACGTACCCACAATTACCGCCCAGACTATGTACTGCTACAAGACATATATGCCAAACAATGGCTGTATGATTATACCCTAGCAGTTTGTAAAGCAATGTTAGGTGAAGCACGCTCTAAGTTTGGGTCAATTGCTGGCCCAGGATCAGGTGGTATTACACTCAACGGCGCGGCACTACTATCAGCTAGCAAAGAAGAGCTAACTAGATTAGACAAAGAATTAGCCGAACTAGTATCGGGCGGAAGCCCAATGACCTTTATTATTGGCTAACAAATAATTTGACCTTGTAATAAATCTGTTATATACTAACAGTACTTTACGAGGTTTCTTATGATTATAGGTGTGTGCGGTTTTATCGGTTCCGGCAAAGATACTATTGCCGACTATCTTACTAACTTTCACGGATTTCGACGAGAATCGTTTGCCAACAGTTTGAAAGATGCTGTAGCTCATGTATTTGGTTGGGACAGAACCATGCTCGAAGGCCGCACAAAACAAGCCCGTGAATGGCGTGAACAAGTAGATCCATGGTGGTCAGAACGTTTGAATATGCCCGAGTTAACTCCACGCTGGGTACTACAATACTGGGGCACAGAGGTATGTCGCAAAGCGTTCCACGATGACATTTGGATTGCCAGTTTGGAAAATAAACTACGCAACAGCACAGACGACATTGTTATTAGTGACTGTCGTTTCCCTAACGAAATCAAATCAATTAAAGCCGCTGGCGGGATTGTAATACGTGTAAAGCGGGGTGATGATCCTGAATGGTACAATGATGCTTGCGACATGAACGCCGGTGATCGCTGTATAAATTGGTCAATCGCAAGTAGTCGTATGTCGAAATTAAAAATTCACGCCAGCGAAACCGCATGGTGTGGAACTAAGTTTGATGCTACTATTCCTAATGATACTACTATCGATGACTTATTTGAACAAGTTAAAGATCTGGTATCAAATCACCTTGTTTCCACTTAATACCTTCTTTGTGTAATATGCGTTGACAGTTGGCGCATATTGTTTTTAAATTCGCAGGTCTACAGTTATTCAAATCGCCGTCAACGTGGAAGACTGCGAATACTTCTTTGTGTGTACTTTTAAACCCACATTTATCGCAGGATGATTTAGGACGATACCCGCTAGTAAACCACCGTGGTAATTTTACTCCTCTATTACATGCTCCACACTGACTCCTGTAGTAAGGCTTACCTAGTTTATAGTAATTAACAGCAACAGGCCGTAGTCCGCAGTCACATAATGGTCTCATATTTTATTTAAGCCTTTTTAGAACCTTTTCTAGGCTGTATATCATATACAAAAAGCCAAAATCCACTAAATACAATTAGAAATAGTATTCATTGGAGATCACAAAATGGCTCAACTAAGTTCACCAGGCGTAGCAGTTACCGTAATAGACGAATCGTTCTATACACCTGCCGCACCGGGTACAACACCCTTAATTATCGTTGCCTCTGCTGAAAGCAAGCAAAACGGATCAGCAACCGGAGTTGCTGGAGGTACGCTTGCCGCTAACGCTGGCCAAGTTTATCTACTAACAAGTCAGAAAGATTTGGCAGATACATTTGGTACACCTGTATTTAAAACTGATGCGAATAACAATCCTATCCATGCTGGTGAACAGAATGAATACGGATTACAAGCCGCATACAGTTATTTAGGTGTAAGCAATCGTGCGTATGTAGTACGTGCTAATATTGACCTAAATCAATTAGATGCGCTAGCCGATGCTCCGTTAGGCGATCCAGAAGACAACACATATTGGTTTGACACAGCGTCAACACAATATGGTATTTTTGAATGGAACAGCGCCGGCGCAAGAACTACCGGCGGTCAGACATTTACAATTAAATATCCAACAAT